TCGCTTGCGGGATTGTGGCAGTGACCTCTCCTGGTTTAGCGTGGAGTCAAAACACTATCCTAACCTATAATATTTTAAAGTTCAAAGGTAAACTATCTCATATTAAAACACCTTGTTATAGGGCAAACATTTATAAGGCATTAAACATTTATAGGGTCAAAAGGGTATTTCCTTATTTAAGAGGTCCAAAGGTTGTTCAGTTTTATTTTAATCTTCTTAATCCATTTGACGATAGTTATATAACTATTGACCGGTTTATGATTTCTTGCTATCAGAATGAATTAAATATAGATAACCTTAAAAAGTTCATGACACCTAAGCATATTGAGATATTCAAATCGGAAATTAAAGATTTATCAGTTAAGTATGACTTGCTACCCTGTCAATTTCAGGCCATTGTATGGTTAGCATACCATCGGATCGTAAAGTCGATGGTATCTTATTCGGGTCAATTACAGTTAAAAATCTTTTAAATTGGAGGTAAGGAAAATGAAAAAGTTTACTATCTATTATAGACTAAAGGGTGATCTATTAGGTGAGCCCATCGCAAGTGAAACGGTGAAAGCTAATTCATGTCTTGATGCACTATCCCGAAGAGGTCATCTTGATAAAACATGGCACTCCATTAAGTGCAATGGTAAACTGATTATATCGCTTGTTCAGTTTAGGCAAGGCGTAAAGTTTCCATCATTTTAAAACATTTCCTGAAAGGAGGCCTATCCCATGCAAGTATTTGTGTGCTTCCCTATTGAGTGTAGTGAGTGCGGAAGGCAATTCGAAGAGGGAACAGTGGAACACATTTTAATTCGGCGCTTCGATCGATGCGAAGAGTGCATTAAAGAAGCATTAAACCGGATTGATAATTCATAGGACTGGAGGTATTATGCAAACTAAAAGATTATATCATAAAGTTTTAAAAGATGGCGGGATAACAATTACATCCAGATTAGTTCAGGTTAAAAGGCAGACCGGTTTTTTCGTTTCACTAAAAAATCAAGAAATTGTTATCCCATTAAAAGATTTCATCCCGGATACCTTATCGGAGCGTATTAATTCGTTACGGGTTAAGGATACGCAATATATTGGAATATGGGTTGACAAGGTAAACGAAAAGGTTTATATTGATATATCAGTATGGATTAGGGACCGGGAACAAGCTATTCAAAAAGGTATAGATGAGAGTCAAATCGCAATATGGGATATTGAAAAGGGTCAAGAAGTATATCTAAAATAGACCGGGAGGTGAAAAAGATGAAAAAGATAGATAAGGTTAGGGAAGGAACTTTCAGAATGGGAAAATGTCCTCACACTAAAAAACTTACCAGGCAGGTATGGACCGGAAAAGAATGGCTATGTTTACATAAATAATAACAAGGAGGTCACATAAAATGATATTAAGACAAACCTTTTCGAGGGCAATCGGCGGATATTGGAATGGCGGACCAAAATCAGTCTTTGACTGGGGGATTGACGGTCATGAAGGTCAAGATAAAAAGGGCACCTTTATCCGGGTGGGGTCCTGGACCGCAAATCATTGGTTTCACGTAGCAAAGGGTAAGACAGATAAACAGACCTTATCGAATGCAAGGCGGAGATTGCAAGCAAGTGCTAGAAAGAGTAACATTGAATGTTCGTTTGAATATATCAACAAGGAGGAGGTGATATCGAATGAAAAAGACCGGATTATTATTTCTTTGTGAAGTGGAATTATTGGAGCCTTTCGACGGGGTTATTTATGAAGTATATCGGGACCTCGAAACTGGAACCAAAATAGCCTTCGAGAATGGTTTAACATCTATCTCCGGGAAGTAATACATAATCAAATATAGGAGGTAAGGGTCCCAGCTCTTACCTCCGGGAGGTAAGGGAAGATGTATAAATCAGAACAAATTGAAATTAAGTTAGAATTTGATAAAAGTATTAAATATTTAGATAGCAGAAAAGAGGAACTAACGATTAACGAATGTTTACAGGAAATAGGACATTTAAGAATGTTTATTTATTCGCTTGGTAAACACTGAAAGGGGGGGCACTAAAAATGAAAAAGATTAAAATAGTATTCGCAAGTGGTATGAAATTTTATAAGGTTTTAGGTATTGAGGACAAGCTATTTCAGAATAGAGAGAGCGCAATTAAAGCATTTGAGGCCCTCCAGGGCACAACATTTAAGAATAGAGAGGAGTGTAATGAAATGAAAAATAAGAAAATGACACCTTATTTAGCAGTGGCTATCGCTGAGGGATTTTGTGAAGGTGAGGGTGCAAGTCAAGATCAACAGATCGAAGCATGGCAATATATTGTCGATACTGGTCTTGCCTGGACTCTTCAGGGCCGCTTTGGTCGAACCGCCTCGGCATTAATTGAGGCCGGGGTCGTTCATAAAAAAGGGGTGATAAAATGAAAGAAAAAACTTTAACATTAAAACTTACAGGGTATATCGTAAAGGGAATAAGCGACCTTAATTCCTGGGGTGGGGGGAACGCTTGTATTAAAATGAAGCCATTCAACGTTAAGTCTATTAACAAAAAAAATCTTTTAGATAATATCAACGATAATGGTTTTGGGGTTGAAAGTATCAATGGAGCAATTTGTGATGTTTATGAAAATTTTCAAGGGACCTTACGATACCTTAAAACAATTATAGTTGGAACTATATCAGAACACACAAAAGAATATTATAGGGGGGGTGAATAAAATGGGAGCAGGCGTGAGTCAAGATCGAATAAATAGAAGGTTAAGATACCTAAAAAAGAAGAACCCAAATCAGGAATACGTGGTCCTGAGGGCCTCAAATGGTGAGGTAGCCATTCTTACCAAAGAATACTACAAAACATGCACCGCAAGATGGGTGGATGGTAAACGAATTGACCAAGAAGGGAGGGGATAAAAATGGAATTCACAATCGATGGGAACCATTATCAAATTAGGAATTCTGAAGAGCTGGTTTACGTAGCGGGAGCTTCTGGGAGCCACTTCTTTGATCGTGGGACGATAAGGGGGTTTAGGTCTAAACTGGAACCTAAGATATTTGAGGTCCCGGAGGGGGTTTATTTCGTTACAAGCGAAAGGTTTAAGTCGGTATTCTCAGACTATAAGGAACCCCGGAGGTGGACGGTTCGGTTATTTAATCTTGAAGGCGACATTCGTAATGTCAAGATTAACAATGAAGATGGATTCCAAAGGTTTAATAGTCGAGATCAAGCGTATAGGTATGTTGAGAAAAATCTTTTAAAAGGGGGTGATTGATTATGTTTTTCATTATCAGCGTGCAAGGATGTTTACCGTATATCGCCATTGAGAATGGCCCGGATGGATACCCTAAAGCGTTTCAAACAGAAGCTAAGGCTAAAAAGTGGGCAAAGAAAAATTGTGCATGGGAATATCAAATCGTGGAATTTAAATAAGGAGGTCCAATGTTCAGATGGTGTGATAGTAAAGGGCAAAGAATGGATGAAATAGTGTGTGACAAGAACCTATCCGCCGGAACGTGTAAGCGGGTACGTGAGAAATGCCAGGTGGTAAGGGTTATGAATATCTCCGATGAGGAGAGGGTTAAGAGGTCTGAGAGGATGAAAAATTTGAAAAAGGGAGGTGACAAGGTATGACAAAAGAAATTGCAGAAATATTGACAGAAAATGACAAACTATTTAGGGAACAAATAACCGAGACCCTCGCAAGGTATTACAAGATCGATGAATCTGAGGTTGACGGAAGCCTGGTTGAGGTGTTGTTAACAATAGTTAGGTAGGGAGGTGACAAAAGATGAGAAAAATTGAAAGATTAAAGCGGGAGGCCCTTGAATCGTGTAGGTTTAGGGGACACATAATGAAACGTTTTTTGGATTTTAAGGATTTTTCAGTTTCGTCGTGTAAGATTTGCGATATGCAAGTTGTCGTTGTTCCCCATCCGTTACCCAATGGGATTGAAATTAGTGGAGAAGCCGTAGCCCTACATTGTCAGGGGGTAACTGATAAAACCTGCACCCAGCCACTTTATGACTGCGTGGAGTGTAGGGAGTGTTAACCGTTACTCAATTTGAATTATTCAATTTCAATAGGAGGTGGTACTCATGACAGATACAGACAGAATCGAAAGGGATGAGGACAGGAAAAGATGGCTTGCAGTTGAAGTTCCCGGATTCAAAAAGATAATAGTGGATGATGATTTTAAGGGAGTGATACAAATGTATGAGGTCAAATTGTATTATAGTGGGTATGTAGTACATATCGTGAAGGCCGAATCATCGGAAGAGGCAATCTTGAAAGCCAGGAAAGGGCAGGACAGGGCATACTGGAATGAGGAGGAATATTTTGACGCTCACCGGGAAGTAATTAATACCCTTATACCCTGGCCCGAAGCAGATACGGCGGAGGAGGTTATATGATTAGACAATGCTGTATATGCTGGGTCGTGTTCGGAGAGAAGGAACCACTTAAAGATAAGTCCGTAACTCATGGATTTTGTGATGATTGCTTCAAGGTGGAGATGGAGAAACTTGATAAACTAAAAAAGGAGGTATACAAAAATGGATAAGCAAAGAATCGTTATCTTTTTAGAAGGTGGATTAGTTCAGCGTATCGAGGCGGAGCAGGGGACTGAGGTTATGATCCTCGACTTCGACACCCAGGGTGGGGACGATGAGCGTATCCAGCCGATCAGGGATATTGACGGAACGGTTGAAGATGTATTTGTCTCCCGTTGGTGGATCGAGGCGCACCCGGAGACAGTGGAGTATTTTTTGAATCAAATTAAGGAGGAGGTGTAAAATGGGACGATCATACGACTTATTGGACGCAGAAACACAAATTGAAGAGCTTGAAGTAATCAATGCTAAGTTATTGGAAGCGTGCAAATTCACCCTACTTTGCATAAATGAAAATTGGACCGATTTATCTAATGCCGAGGTCATGCTTCGGCAAGCCATATCCAGGCAGGAGGGAGCGTAAAATGAAAAAGAAAATTACCATAACATTAACCAGGGCAGAGGCTAACGCCGTTGTGAATGGTCTGGAATCTGCCCTTCAATTCTGGGATACCTATTTTATGTTCGCACCCGGAGAGGACCTTAATCAAGGGAACCATAGTCTTGATGAGAAACGCCGGGAACTGGCTTATGGGGTTATGGGTAGAATCCTGGAAGAAATGGGGGTGTAGAATGGAAATAGGGAAATACAGACACGTAAGGAAACACCGGGAGCTACACCAGGCCCTCGATGAATTGCTGGCTGACGCAATAATGAATAATCCTTTATTATTGCCCAGTAAGGCGTCGATCCTGAGCTTGCTTGAATGGTCTGCACTACAAACTGAGGAGCTTACGATAGACCATCAAAGCGATGATTAGGCCCCGATTATCTTATACTTTTACTTGACAATTTTAAAAGATGGTGTAAAATATTATCATCTAAAGGGGGTGCTACATGCTTGACACGGTAGACTCTAAAATATCTCACGGAGGCCTATCTAAGATTGACAACGAGGGTTTTTATGACGATCCGCTCGATAGCGACATGGTGGACGAGGAGGACCTCACATCCGGGGACGGATACATTAGGGAATGCACAGAAATTCAGAGATTGCTTGATAAATACATGGTAGCCGCCAACAAGAGGCTATGTGCTACGGTCAAGGTGTATGGTTGCGAGGAATATTCTCAGGAGTTCCTAAAATCTTTAATTCCAAGATAGGGGTGTAGGGTGAACCATTATAAAATAGCAAGGGATAGCTACGGGGTGTGTATGAAGTGTTGGAAGTTAACCAATACGATTGTGATAGACAAGTTTAGTCGGTTCGATGATCTTGACCACTTAACGCACCCGGAGTATGTTCGACCAATAGAAGTCACGGCCTGCTGTTTATCTGAGGACACAATACCCATTCAATACGCTGGTAAGTGTAATACGTGCGATGAGTGGCTCGATATACGATTTACCTATCCAAAAGAAATGGAGGAATATCGTTGTGAAAAATGTGAAACGAAAGAAGCGTAAGGGTCCATTCATGTGGTTGTGCATTAACTGTATGACACTTAACGTTTACCCTCACTGGACATGCGTAAAGTGTGGAATATCATATTAGAAATGGACAATAATTAAATGTATGACACAATCTCGGATTTGTCAGGTGATATTCAACTAACCTCCATCCTCGCATTACAGATTGATGGCTACGGCATAAGCGGGGCATGTTACGCCTTAAAGCATATACCAGACCCCTCTGTTTTTTCTAAGGTGTGTAGTGTTATGTTGAGCCTTGAGGGGTCAAAATGGATACGATCTATGAAGCCATACGGGAACCCCCCGGACCTTACTACGCTTAACCTGAAAATGCGGGACGGAACGGAGGTATGCCTGGAGCGTCATGTAATGACCGAGGGCGGAATATTAAGGTCAATAAAGTCGGTTGAGCAACGGAGGGTGCTGGAAAGGGTGGGGTGGCTTAGCAAACTGGGGGAACTGGGGAAGCTGTTTGTTGCGGAGCCAGAAGGGGAAATATAGGGCGATAATTCAGTATGTCGCAAAGATGTGTCGCAAAGTGCTATGAAGCCGGAAGAAACATTAAGGCAAGGTCTTGACGTGTTATGATCCATAATTTTTCGATACCGACCCTAAGATTGTGGACCCTATTATGACACCCCTTACAAACTGATACACCATTCCACGTTTCCAGCGTATATTCTGGAAATTCTTTCCATGGACAAATATGATGTGCAATCACGGCGGGCTTGCCACACACCCTACATGTCCAAAAATCTCGCTCCATAATGCTTTGAGTCCATGCACGTCCGAGCGGACCACATCTGGTAGTTTTTAGCTTATCCGAATAATATCGTTTCACTCCGATGGACACCCTTGCGTTCCATTCTGGCGTATGAACGACATCTTTATTATATCCCAATAATCCCTTATTCCATGGAATATGACCCTTGGGTAATCCACTTCCATTATCTACGTATTTTTTAACACGTTCATCCGTTTCTTTAGTTAATCCCTTATTCCACGCTATGCGTTTTTTGTTCATTCTCTTTCTCCATTGCTCTTCGCAGTGATTCAACGTTGAGATGGCTATAACGAGCCGACATTTGAATACTTTTATGTCCCAATAATTTAGATATCACATAGATATCCGTTCCACCCTGGACTAAACGACTCGCCAGGGTATGACGCAGGGTATGAAAACGAACCTCCCTGAGTTCGGCCTGCTTAACTGCCAATCGAAAGTAATACTCCAGGGTATCCGGCGAAATGGGTTGCAGGTCCCGACAGATAAACACATACTCCACGTGGGAAATTAGATATAATTCCGATAATACCTCTATTGCTCGCTTAGTTAATGGAACTATCCTCGGCTCCCCGTTCTTAGACTTCGCAACAGTGAGAATTCTCTGATCCAGGTCCACATAGTCCCACGTGAGTCCCAAAAGTTCTCCCCTGCGCAATCCGGTTGAGGTGGCAAGGATGATGATTTGCCTGAGCCACGGAGGGCCGGACCCTATTAAACGTAATTCCTCTTCCACCGTAAGCCATCTCGTTCTGAGAGTTCCGAGTTTTTCGTATTTAAGATTCTGTGCTGGGTTCTGATTGATTACAGAATTTTTAACAAGCCATCCAAAGAATTGCTTCATAATGGTGATCTCTCGATTAATTGTGGCGGGTTTACTCCCTCCTTCCCGGCGCCCAATGACATAATCCATGACATGCTTAGGATTAATCTTTGTGGGGTCCCAACTGCAAAAGAATGTTACGATTCGCTTAAGGTTTGAAATGGTAGCGGGGTTTTTGTTTTGTAATTCTTCAATATAGCGTTTACTCAAGGTATCAAGTTTCATATATTCTCCCCATCGTTATTCACATTCTAATCCTAATTCAATTTTTTCATCATCAGCCCTATCTAATACCCACTCATCACACTCGTGTCCGATTTCTCCTGATGTATCGGCTCCGCATTTAAGACAGCGATAATCAGGTCCATTGTCGGTGAAGAATATTCTCATCTATTCCTCCATATTTTAATGACGAACCCCGCTACCGAAATCGCCATTTTATCTCCCTTCGTACCACCTTTTCCAATAATCCCTTGACTCTTTTAGGCTGTCAACTTCAGACTCCAACTCCTTAATGATTGTCTCATACCAATCCTGCCTGGCAAGCAACTCCTTGATCCTTGCCTCCAATCTCTCACATTCGGATGGGAGAATCAGGTTCTCTTTTTGCTTCTCATGACAACCCTGAAAATAGCGTATCCTACAAAGAGCTTTTATTGTTGCTAAATCTAAATATTCATTACGAATTTGTTCAGCTCTCTGTTTATGTATGTCCCAATCCAATTCAAACTCCTTGCCCCACTTTTCCTCAATCTCTTCTGCCTTATCACCCATGCCCCCTCCATCCAATGGATTATTTTTAATAATTTTCCTGTCTCCAGAAAAAGTTAAACCATCGGGACAATTTATCAAATGTCCTACATTTCCCCCACATTTTAGACAAGGCCAATCTAAAAATATTTCTCCCTCTTTCGCATCTTTGCTTCCTTTCGCCGTCAATAACCAATACTTGAAATGAGTAGGCGTTATAGGCTCACCACACGTCCCATATTCTCCGATATATACGGGAGTATATTTTTCCATACGAAAATCTCCTCCCTTCCAACCAGTAAAAGTTGCCCCTACCGCACTTCTTGCAAACATAAGCATATCCGAGATGGTGGCTTCTGGTGCTGGAGTAAATGCTAGCTCTGAATAATCTCCTCTATCGCTATGCGGAGAACCAAATCCATCTTTAACAATGAGGTCTTGATCTTGTTTTTCCAACCATTCAATTAAATCTCCAAGTGTAGTATTGTTCATCATTTTCTTCCCCCTCCTTTAGAGTTGACGGCCAGTGGGCAGGACATCATGGCTTCCTTTGCTGCTATATAGACGGTTGCCATTTTCAAGTCTACTTATGGCTACTCAACGCATAGCGACTTTCACCACCACTGGCCATCATTCCACTTATTACACTGTTAGCGAAAACGAAGATATCTCTCATCCTCCTCATCGGGTATCTCTCCATAGTTAATCAGGCAACGGCAAATTGCCTGATGATCACATATATGCCCTGCTTGTCGAATTAACTCCCCGCGTTCAGACTTTTCCCAATCGTATTCCCATACTAACGTTTCCTGCCCACGCATCGTGCCTTCATACGTGTCATAGTCCCGATTTATTGTAGATACAAAAAAGCATTTCTCCCCGTGCCAAACATATGATTTCCATACTTTATTATCTTTTTCCATCATTACCTCGCTAACCAGTCGCTTTAGCGGACGTTCAAAACGCCGCTGATCTCTACGTTATGCGTATTCATTAATTCTAATCGCAGAATTGTAAATTATTTCTAATTGTTCTCGAAGAACTGAATTATCACTTGGGAATTTTCTAATGATAGATGCAGCTTCTTTAAGAATTTCAGATTCGCATAACAAATCATTCGACCGGACGGCTGATAGCCGTCCTTTTTGCTCTTTCTTTTTCTGTGCCATATCATACCTCCGCCGCTCAGTTTTGCGTTATCTCTTTGTCCATAGTTTCATAAAATCATTCGCACAGATATTGCAAAATTCTTGCAACGTAGGACTCCCTGGCGGATCAGTCTTCAATGGAAAATACTTTTCAATGTTGTCATAAATCACCATTGCGATATTGGCCTGGTATGCCATCCAAAATCCCTTATCTTTCCTTAACTGCCATGTAAGCCACCGAACCGCTAATTTCGTGATCATTTTATCCTCCTTAAAATTAAGATAACAAATCGCTCCAGCGGACGTGCAACACGCCACCGATCTTGTCGTTATGTTGCCCTATCCTTATGCTTCCTTGGCATTGCATTCCAGCCCGATATAGCGTCGGAAGGATGGCCGTCATACCAGGGGCCGGTTACTCCACAAAATAAGCATTGAACTCTGTCAAAAAGGCCCTTGCCACTTTTTAATTTGATTCGGCTACTTTCACAAAACGGGCAACATAACAAGTCATTCGACCGGATGCCTAATAAATGGGCCTCCTGTTGTTTTTCCGTCCAATATACTTCATCATGAATATTTCGTTTCATTTGAATCCTCCCGCCGGTCAATTCTACGTTAGGTGGAATTATCTTCCCACCAGTGACCGCAGTCATAACAATACCATCCAGTCCAGATTGGACTGGTATCTTTTTGAAATGTTTTACAAGTCCTATCTATATTGATAGAATTACATTTAGGACATTGCATTATGTAAACTCCGCAAAAGATTAAAAACACATAACCAGCGGGTCCAGGGGATGGCTAAGAGCCACCTCTGACCCTTGACGTTAGACGGCTTTGACCATTCGCTTTGTTTGGCAAAACCCACACCAACAGAAGCCAATGTTTCCTTCAATAGTTGGTTTGCTAAATTGATATTTTTCTAAATAGATATGTCCGCACTTACACTGAGATGGAAAAATAACAGAATGGCCGTCTAACAAGTCATTCGAGCGGACGTTTGATAGTCCTCTATTTTCTTTGGTCATAAGTGCTCCCGCCGCTCAATTCTACGTTATAAACTTATCAATTCACGTTCACAGTCTGAATGACACATATCTCCAGGCCCAAACTGGCGCTCGGGATGGTCTATATATGTCAAGTCTGGAAGGGCAATCTTGTCGCATTCTGGCTTCCCACAGTATACACAGATGTCTGCATCATCATGGGTCTTTGTATATTCTTCAAGTCTTTCAGTCAGATTCATGGTCTCCTCCAAGTCATAACCAGTCGCTTTAGCGGACGTTCAAAACGCCGCTGAGTTCTACGTTATGTGGAAATATTTCTCTTTCTTAACCACAACCAGATTGCTATTTTTATTGCCCATCTTTGAGGCAACCCTATTCTTATGGTAAAACCTTTTAGTATTTTGACAGTTAGAAATGCTCTTACGACCTTGAATTTTTTTAATCGTTGCCAAGTTATTTTAGTCATAGGTATTTACCACATAACAAGTCACTAAAGCCGACCGCTAATAGCGGCAGCCTAGTTCATCGTTAGATGGATTTATGGACTATGATAATTGCAAATATTCCACCAATTGTTATTCCTATCAATGCTGATCCAGAGCCGATGATCATCGCCGCTAATTGTGATGTTTGAGGTGTCACTAAAAAATAAATACAAGGAACTGATACCAATAAAGCCCCAACAATAAAGCATAGACATAAAAAGGAAAAATCTTTAAGCATAAAACCTCCATCCAACAAGTCACTCCAGCCAATACCTAATAATAAACTGATAACGCCATGTCTGGATTCCTAAACGCTTTCTTCATGGTTCGGTACAACCTAAGCGGACCCTGTAAGTAAAGGGTTGGTATAACCTTGCCGTTAATTTCGGGAACCTTATATTCTTTGTTTTTCTTAAAGGAAACAAACTGGTCATGAGTCATAATCTTTGAGCGAATCTGTTTTACACGAACACCTCTCATTGCTTGCCCCCACATACGATATCCCCTACTTTAAATTTTGGCATAAATTTCTCCCATAACCCCCCAGGTTTTACGATAACCTTACGATTCGATTCTCTATAAAGAATAATTGCCAGAATACTATAAATTGCAGCATCCCTTAACGTATCTTCGACGGATTCATCCTTAACTTCATAGGATTCCTTCTGCATAAATGATAATAACCTTGAAACCTTATCTGTTAGTCTTACAATAACTCCCTTCCATGCAGGGATTCCGCCCCTCTCACACATCCGTAGATTTGATAATGGATCGTCCCCCGAGTAGTCCCTGTTTTTTCTTGAATGGAGATCTCTTAATTCATCAAGGATTTTATAGAAATCGGGATGACCGTAGCAGATTGATTTGTTATCGAAATCTTTCGGTAGGGAACTCACCCCACGATCTGTCGTGGATTTTGTTAACTTGTCCGTTTCGGTATCAAGTGGGGCCACCTTCACTTGAACGAAATATAGATGTTCACCATTCTCATCAAACCACATCATCCCACTATTCCATTCACCATCCGACGTTTCATGCCTCCACGCCCCCGTCCTTCCAATAAGACTCCCATAACAAAACATATCTCTCGGTCCAATATCTACGATCCTTACCTTTCTCGTCATCATATTACATCTCCATTTTTTTGGATTTTATGATCTTCCAGGGGCGCAAGTATCCTCCGCCTAATCTCGCACTCTGCCTCATGAATTTCTGCTAGAAAGTTTCGGAGATCTGTATATGTTTTAGGTACATACCTTTTACACAGGGCGAAAAGTATGTAGTTTAATCTACCTGGAAGACTGTGTACCACTTCATCCTGGAGATCTTCCACTAAAAGATCTAATCGTTTCCTCAGGTTCTGATCACTAAGATACGGCATTCGGCGCCTCCCCAAGAAGATCTTTTATGTCAAAAAAAACACGGATTTTAAGGCTTACAGCTTCATAAAATTCGGCGACCGAACCCGAAGACTCTAACCATCCAGGAAGGAATATCACCGCGTCACACCTTCGAAGCCATTCCATGCTGTATTCCTTAATCTGGAGTCCGGAGATCTCAAGGGGTTCCTGGCAATACCTTCCCTCGTCCGGGGGTAGCATGAAAAATAGGAAGTCAAACGCTGGTACGAATGGATAGAACCCGGCCATGAGAAGCTTTCTTCCCGCCGAGACCATGTTGCGTATATTCACAAGATATTCGATCGCATGGTTCTGGGTGGTGGACGCTGGCGTGAGGGGGCCTGCGATATAGACAGTTTTGATTGTTCGTCCAGCACGGGGAACCTTACCGGTTCCCGCGAGGTAGTCCAAAATTTCTCTATCATCATTTATGATTGGTATCGCAAAATAATGTAAGTGTGATTCTTCCAGGTCTTCCATTTTGAACCTCCATTAAAGTAAATTACATTTCATGTTAAACATACTACCATACGAAATGGAATCTGTCAAGTAATTTTTTTATAGTCACTACCAGCCATTAGGATACCGTTAAAATGGTAATTTGGGTTCATATCGTATGACTCCATCAAAAACGATAGCTAAAATGTCAAATTTTGTAAAATCTAACCCCTTGGATACGTGTATTTCTCCCTGAGTTTTCCATCCAGTTTTAACCTCAACCCTGTAAGGTTTCAAATTACTTAAAATAACTAAATCACAAGAACAGGTGGGACATTCTGCCCTAAAAACCTCAAATCCTTTTTTTAACAAATCAGAGGCAACCAATAATTCATTTATCGTTCCCCTTGTATTTCTTCCTATTATTCCACCCTCGTATTGATATTCTTTTGGAATCTTTTTCAACTTACCCTCCTTAACGTTTAAAACGCATTGTAAGCCCCTATCTGTAAAATCGATGGGTCGTGGCACCCTGGAACGGTTATCACCTCGTCACCGTCAAAATCTGGACACTGGTGCCCTATAAAAAGGGAGCGTGGGGTGCCAATTTGCTGTGTTACGTATCCTATGGGGGTAAAATGTTTAAACCTGCACCAAAACGACCTTAAGATGCCATTGTTTTTCGGCACTACCTTTGTTCGACAATGGATACAATCTACACACCTTGCCATATTGTCCCTCTTTTTTTACCCTTAGACCGATCTGGAAATATCAATTCCAACCCCAAATTCGCGTTACACTCGCACAGTCCAAGAGGTCCAACCGTCTCCCCGAAGGGAGGTTGGACACTTGGACGTGAGTGTGTGGTTATTTTTTTCGGTGTTTTCCAAATTTTCTTTATATATAGGTGGTGGACACTTTGGACAAATCGGGTAACCGGTGGATATTATTAACATTACATTGGTTTTGGAGGGCATATCATTTTGAACGTGTTGGACAAATCGACCTAAGTGATACATTTTTATTGAGGAATTCGTGTTTTTTTTGACCATTTTTGAGTTATGTAAACTATTTAAATTCTATCTATCCAGTATATCCAAATGGACATGTTGGACAGGTGGAAAGTTATCCCTTTTCGGATACCACTGTAAGCCCAAGTTCAGTCAGTTTTCCAGATGGGGTTAGGTACCCTTCGTCGATAGCTTTCCCTCGAACATTATACACCGTTGATTTGCCAACCCCTAACTGTTTTGCTATTTCGTAGGGAGATATTTTACTACCCAGCATTTGCAAAATAGCCAACCGATTACCCGCCTGCGAACTCGCGTATGCCCAGGTAACGTAGTTATCTTCGGTGATCAATTTAAACTCCCAATCCTGGATGAACGGAAGGTCTGCCCTTGCAACCCTGGACTTTGTGAACTTTGTAACAAACCTGGCTCCCTCTTCTGCGGAATAATCATCGGGTGGTACTAACTGGATCGAAATGTCGATGTTGTCTTCGCGCCCGCTTGTTCCTCGTTGACTCCCACCCTTTCCTGCATGGTGTGCCAAAATGGGGGTAACTCCGCAAAAGCGTAGCTCCAAAAGCCACTGATTAATCTCATCCCATTCTTTCTTTACGTTCTCGTCCATACCTGGGGCAAGAGAGGAGATATTGTCGAAGGCTACAATCTTTACCCCATTATCGAGTACATATTTTTTGACATCATCGCGCCACTCCTTGATCCTCAGATTTGCTCGGCGTATACCTAAGGATCCGGCATGACTTTCACTATAAATGAAAAAATCTGCCAATCTTACCTCGTCTGGTGGAAACAGAGAGCGTAATCGCTCCTGGATATCCTTGGCAACCATTTCACCGTCGATAAAGAGACATGGGGCTGGTTCCAGCACTTCCCACGGACCGAAGGGTTTCCCCTTAGTGATAGCGTCAAGCGCTGATAGTATGAACCAGCTTTTACCAGTTCCGCGCCAACCGGATATAAGAACGATCGTTTGCTCTTTAATCCATGGATGCAGAAATGCCCGTTTTTCGGGGATCTCCATTTCCATGAAGTTAAAACATTCTACGACCCCGGAAGCGAAAGACCCAGGAAGAACCGGGATAGATAATTCTCCAGCGGTATCATCTTCTGGATAAATTTCATCAAGGCTTCCACGAATGTCGCTATAATCGTGTTCTTCTATCATTTATTTTCCCGCTAAGAATTTGACGGCATCAATAAAGGTTAGACCATCCCTCTCTATTAACAAATCAATTGGATTCCATGATTTCGAACAAACCCAACAACGTAATTTATTATTTTTTATTGAGGCCGAAGGATGTTCATCTTCGTGAAAAAAACATTTATATCTACGAGAACGGTTTACTTCTCCCAATAATTCCTCAATCGGATAATCTCTTGCCCTTTGTATCTGGTCATCAGAAACGCCCGACGTGGATTGTTTGTTATTTTTGAGATAATCGATATTGTATTGTAACCCCCTACTTTTTTTCTCAAGTTTGTCAATTATGCTGGAGTATAGCCGTATTTCTACGAGATCCTTAACTATGGATCTTTTACGATTTATCTCATGATGATAAGCCTGCACATCGGAGAGTTGCTGATATAAAAAAGTAAGGCGAGCATTCATGGCCCATTGGGGATCTACTCCAAAAATGTTAGCCGTCTTTTCGATTTCTTGACGATTCACTAATTTTTACCCTACACCAGTCCGGCAAAAAATGTCCATGCCTAGTTTTTTCAGTACAATAGCGTTGGGTCCATATCCACTCAGGATTGGGGAATAGACGACACACCTCCTGCATCGGATGTTCCATGCTCAACATAATTTGGTGGCACCCATTGCAGCTTGGGTGGGCTGGCTCACGCCTTATAATGCTCTTTTTATATAGACCCATACCATACCTATTCCGAACAGGATCGCAAGAAGCAGCACCGCCTCCATCCATTGTTTACCCCTGGCAACTTGCGCATAACGACATTCCATACATTCGTACCATACAAGACCGTCAAATCCTTTATAAAGTTTCCACGATTTTGAGTTGCATTTTGGACAGTTTTTCATGACGTTAGGGTATCCTCTATTTCCGTAATGGTTTTGTCTCTAAAATATTTAACCAATAATTCTACGGCTTGAGCAACTATCTTAACGTTTCCAAAATCAGCACATCCATCCAAGCTATGCAATCCCCCCCTTACGGGCAAATCGACCTCTATTACCGCAAAACCCATATCCCTATAAAGCCATGCCTCGGATTCTGTGCCAGACGGAACTAACCTATATGTTCCCTTGAGTGATATCAATGCTTTTCTTATGTCTTTTGTCTTAACCCTATGGGTATTTTCAATGGTAAATTTAGCCCCTTTGGCCGCATTGGTAACGTCCATCACGATAAATAGGGTGTCTTGGTTACTGTTGGTTTTTGCCAGAGACCTTGCACCATCCATAGTTAATTCTTCATCCTCTGTAAATTCTATAACCACGTCTGTCCCCATGGATTGAATAATAAGGGCGCAGGCAAGCATGGAACCAAAGTTGTCTAAAGCCCCGCGTAAAAAACCATCCCTCCACCGCAAATGGGGAATACGGAATATAGTGTCACAATGACAAGAGATGATGATTTTCATTCATTATGCTCCACTAAAATCCTTATATCTATTTTAAGCAGGTCTCCCTTTCTCAAGTCAACACTGTCACGCAATGTCTTTCGCATAATCAGGGAGGCCATATTGACTGTATTTTCAGTTACTGGAATTTCAAAACGTTTTTGGACTTTGTAAAGAATCATGTATCACCCTTCCCCTTTTCGTCATCCTTTATGGTTTTTTTAAACATGAGGTTCCCCGCGACATGATAAATTATAATTCCCTCCGGATTCATAAAACCCGGGGCCGCATGACTTCCCGAATTGATAAGTAATCCCAAAATGTTTTCAATAGTAGAAGTGCTGAACGGACCTTCATATAGGACGGGCACTACGTGACAACACGCAGGTCGAATCAAATCATCCCCCCACCTCTTAACATTAAACAATGAGAAACGTTTTTCCTTCAACCCGTAGTTGCGTTGGATACCCTGTCCCCACCATTCGCCGAAGTGCCGACCTGGACCCAACTTCATTAATTCGTTTTGATTTTCAGTTGCCCATTTAGCAAATCCGTGATTGTCGTTTTCCGGGGTAATCCAACGGGTTCGACTACCGACGAGAAACTCGCCGTCATCTCCAATATAGATACAACCCGAGGTTCCATCGATTTTCTCCGTGATCACAATATCCCGAGACAACCTTGGAATCTTCGGAAAGCCAACGAATTGGGTATCCATTATAGTCCTCTCTTCTCGTAAAAGTATTTAATGAACACGTCAATCATCCATCGCTCAGACGCCTCAACGCTTTCCGATTGATGAACGGGAATTCCTATCCTACCCTCAATGCTCGCAAGTGCCTGGCGGATCTGGTTGGGATAGATCTTTCTATCTACCCTATGGGAAAGGTATTCAGATTCAAGACCATCAATCAGTATCCACCTGCGTTCGTAGGCGGATAACTCAACCATCTTGCGCTTAAAGTCCTTGGCATTAACCGTGAGGCTGGTCCACAGATCATCTATATTCTTTCTCTCAACGGCAATCGATTGTTCGAAGCCGCGGATAGAATAATCTCCAAGCTTAAGCGTATCACGTACGATGAGCAAACCCTTGGGCGGTTTCGTAAATAGCCCTGTTTGCTCCCGGGTATCGCGAACAATCACAAAACCTTCGGGAAACGTGAATTCAAACTTCGGCGCAATTATGCTGATGTCTTCATATTTTTTGGTTTTCTTATTAAATCGTTGGCCGATGGGTAAGATTTTGGACATAGAGGTATCCCAAGATAAAAACGGACGAGGATTTCTCCCCGTCCGCGTTAGGGGTGAACGCTCCGATTAATCCCAGGGTGCTTTTTCTGTCGGAGCAGGTGGTGCAGTTGTTGCACCAACTACGGGTGGAGAACCCTTATTGATAATCGTCATGGCCTCATCATAGGTCATATACTTTTCAAGATCACTCCTGGGGTTCTGGTGATCCTTATCGTCCTTATCGAAACGATGCTTGATCTTCCCACCCATCTTCTTTCCATTAATACCCTTCATCCATTTCTGCTCAAAGTCGGGGGTTAAAAAAAACGCGGTGTCTATCTTTCCAAGACTCTTGATAACACCGAGCTTGTAGAGGAGCCCGGCCATTTTCCGGAATGAAAAGTCCTCTTTCGTAATTTCAAAAAAGCTCTCAAGGTGAGAAGTACCGTCCTGACTGCCACCAATGGCTATCAGACGAACCCAATACCTTTTGCCGGATGTCTTGTCTTGCCTGGGTGGTTCAATGCCGGTCTCTTTCACCTCAAAGCCATAAACACCCTTGTCTAAAACATCGAACCCAAATTCAAAGATCGGATCAACTAATCCCATAACACAACCTCCTTTTAATTGATAGTGGTTAATATTTAGACTACCACGGGGATAGTCACATCGGGTAGTAAATTTTCTCTTACGGCACCCCCTCCTTTCGCGAATGGTTCACCCATAAGCTTTAACCTTTTTTGGATTTCCTTGATCGCACTGCGTTCGATTAGGTTGATGGCCTGCCTTGTAACTCCAAACACGTCAGCGATTTCCGTAGATGATAGATGGTACGGAATAAGATCTAGCAAGCACATGCAACGACGGCATTGAAGGGTCCATGGCATATCTACCGGCTCATATTTGGATAACTTAAGATTACGAATCTCCTTTGCAGTATTAAAAACATGATGTGAGCATTCATAATCCTCGCATGGTTCATCCACCAGATCCAAAATGTACGGTATGCTCCATCCAGCTTCCCGGAATATGTCTTTTAATTTAGGACTAAAGTAACTACCGTACTTACTGGCGCAGCTTTCGTATCCCATGGGGTACCTCCAATAGAAAGATATTACACCCCGAAACAAAAATTGTCAAGTTAAATTTTGAATTCCCCCCTAATAATCTTGGCTATCTTTTCCAGATTCAGCGGGAGTGGTCCATATTTCTGTTCCGCTCTAACCACCAGTGGATTGGCCCGGCACATATACGAATTACCCATACCATCATCGGTTGAAACAAATGAAACTTTGGGTTCAGATACTTGCCCTCCGGGTAGCATGTGAAATGGTGAAATAATATAACCGATTGTGTCAAACCACCCATGGATAAGTTTTGGAAACTCTTGTCCAGTAAGTGACGGAGCAACCTTTATGGTGCTATTCCACTTGGGATATTCTCCGGCAATGGCAGTACTTACCACCATGAGCCCAAACTTACTAAGTTCATGAAGAAGTCGTGTTTCACGGGCCGTTAAGCTGGCAAGTGTTCCCCAGTCCTTACGCTCCATCGAGGCACGATCTACAAGGCCGGGGCGCGGTCTATCTTCTTCTTTTTTGGAGAGTTCCTTCGCTGTGAATCGATCATCTTCAAGCGCTTGCTTATAGAATGCCATGGTAAAGGTGAGCCCATCATGAAAGATCGTTTCGTAAGGTCTGTCCCCAGCCTTGTATGCTAGGATGAGTTTATTTAGATATTCGGTTTCATCTTCAAAACCCTCAAACTCAACATAATCAATGATCTCGTGATAATCTGGCCTGATAATTGAATGCACCAGCCTTGGGTCTTTCGGCTCCTTGTTAAGATGCAATATCTTTGGAATACCCGTAATGGCCGAATGGGTTTTTCCGGAACTGGTATCACCATATTCAAGCATACAAATTCCGGGCCTTACCGTGTCAGACAGTTTCCCTAATATTTTTGGCATTTTCCCTCCTCACTATTTAAGGTTCGCAATTTCCCTGCGACCCATTTCTCGTTTTTGATAGCAATCCGTCATGTTCCAGGGTTCTGTAATTTCATTCTCACATACCCGGACGAAATCACACACATACGGATGAAAACAAGCCTTCTTGTTTTGGTAAAACCTTTGAATTCCACCGCCCTCAAG